TCATCGATAATGGTGTTAAGCATTGCTCTAAGATCGTCTTTCATTAGCTCTCCTTTAAATGGTTATTAACCTGGAATCTTTTTATTTAGCTTCTTGAAAATGATGAGCAACCTAGCTTAATTACTTATTAAAGAAGTTTGCCATGAAGGCTTGCATTTCTTTTCTGAAATAAGCCTGGGCTTTAGGATCATGCACGACAGCTTCAGCGAGGCTCATGATCTTTTTAGATTCAAGGGCTTCTGAAACTAATGAAGGATACGCATCTGGTGCGGAGGGTGTAGAAACAATGTCAACTGTAACCATTGAGAAATCGGAAACTTCTCCGCGCTCATCAACATTACCAGTGCCACGACTAGAAACGCCAAGACGAACATTACCTTCAAGGATAGCTTTAGCAATATTTCCAGCTGGCGTATTCAACAGCTTCATTTTACCAACAGCGTTATTGCCATTCATGCTAATTTCTGTAATAGCATGTGACACATTGTTTAAATTGATTGACAAACTTTCTGGGTGATTCAATTCGCCAAGAATAAAATTACCAGCAGCAATTTTAGATTGTGCTTCCTGCACAACTTTAGAAATTTCTGATAACTTGTATTTGCGACGATTGCCGTTGAAAACTTCGGCTTGCATCATAATACCAGAAAGGTACATATCTGTTCCAAGCTTCTGCTCCATTAAATTGGCAGAACTTGGCATAATTTGCTCGACTAGAATTTGCATTTATATCTCCTTAATGCAGGTACAACTATTCTCTATTTAGCAATGAATAGAATTAAGGGCGCTATTTAGCGCCCTTAATTTGTTACTGTGCAGGTTTTGGAGGTTCTACTCCTGGCTCGGTTGGCGTTTCTGGCTCATTATCTGCAGGAGGCGTATCTTCCACACCTGTATCCTCTAATGCGCCGCCAGTAGGTTCTTCAAATTCAGATCCCATGTCTGATTCGAAACCACCAGTATCTTCTGGTGCAGCTCCAGCAACTTCGACTTTAATAGCATCTCTATTATCCAATACGGCTGGATCATAAAGCTGTTGCATCATCGGGACGTCTGGATTATCAACGATATTGCGCTCTTCCTTCAGCATCACTTCATTCATCTGAATTTCATCATCAGACAAACCAAGGTAACGTTTGAGCGCGAATCGACGACTCAAATACTTCACTTCTTGAATGTTAGAGAACGAATTAATCAGATCTGCATCGAGAGCAGACTGACGATACAATGCAAAGTTGGCAGGATCTGGCAACCTGATACTGAAAATTTCGTCATCGATGTTGAGACCACATACCTTTAGGTATATTTTGAATTCATCATCAAATATAGAATTCAAACGCTGTTGCAATCGAGATACGAAATTAGCAAATCGAAGCTCTTCAATGTACGCAATACCGACCTTACCATCATTAGTCTGGGCACCAGCTGCATCTCCGCTACCCATGTAAGACGTGGGGATACGTAATCCCCGGAAAATCTTGTCTTGGAATTGCTTCAATAAGTTAGTGCCGAAATCTTCAGTTCCGCCTGGCAGTGTTTCTACTCTTGATCCTCTACCATTAGCAGTAACTGCCATGAAGATGTCATCTTGCAGCGAGTTCTTAACAAACACACCAGCAGACGTGGGGAATGTATGCCAATCATGGTTTGCATCTCCGATTGTGATACAGCCAGTGTCTTGACGCTCATTTAGGAATTCGACCTTGGACATCAACACGCTATTGGTCTGATTATTAGAAGAACCATCGTCTCCTTCCAACAGAATCATTTTTCCAAGAGAGTGGTCAAAGACTCGTTTATTTTCAGTCACATGAGATATCAGAGATTGACCAGCAACTAAATCAGCAGCTTGAACGAATCCATGACCAAGTACTGGAATCATGTGATCTGGAGTACAAGTAATAACCTTCCCGTTGTCAAGTGTTACCTTAACAAGTTCAGCATTTTTACGTGTAACGCCAGCCCAAACGATTTCACCTGGCTTAATTTCGCCGGTAATTGGATGACAGCTATAAGTCCAGTTTTTCTTACCATCTTCATGCTCAGTTATTAGTTGAGACAGAGATAGAGTTCTTCCATCTAACAATGGAATTTCGGTGTCTAAGGTCAAACACTGTGGATCATATTGCCCGTCAACGCTGTCCTTCATTCCATTAGCACCAGTTCCTGGAACTTTCTTTTGACGCATTTCATTTTTGACCTGCTCCAAGTAGCGTTTTACTTGATGTTGATTCATATTACCAACGTCAATGTAAAAAACCCTGCGCTCTGGGGCACGAACAATTCGATAAATGATCATCGAATCTTCAAGCATAGACAACTGTCTATACACGCGGTGAATTGGTCGAAGAACAGATTGTCCAAATGGAGCAGAATCCCCCATATCATCTGACATGGTGAAGTGAATAACAGCTGATGCCGGAACTATGTCAAGAAATTCATTCTTGACTGCGCCATATGCATTTTGCCCTTGAGAAGAGGGACGTCTAATATGGTAGTTGACAATATTTTGATTCTCATCAATTTCAATACCGACAACTAGCGATGGATCCACAAATTGCCAACGCTTTGTATCAGATGATTTGCGAAAGAAGCAATCACCGTACTTGATCATCAAACGTGCAATATTGAAAATTCGCTTTTGAAAATCTTGCAATGTTGACCATTGGCGAAGTGCAGCCCTAACAGTGACGATAGTAGAATCTGCAATGTCCTGATTGTCTTCCTTTTGCCATTCAATTTCAAATGGCAGTCCAGTCTTTTCATCACGCGTTGAAATTTCCTCAGCAATGATGTCCAATGAACGAGCAATATCGATATCTGCATCCATAGTGTCATACTGTTTATAAGACTGCATGCGCGACCCTGGTCCTCTCATGACTTGAGAATACCAAGATACAGATGACATTGAACTTAAATCAGTTGCACGTGGATCATATGCATCTGTTGATAATGTCGTGTAGAATTGTTTTCGTGTCTTTGGCGTAACGATGCGCCACATTCCAGCATATGTACTCACTTACTGGTTCCTCTCTAGCTTAAAGTGTTCGGGGGCCTAAAATTCTATCAGCGAATTGCGAAGAAGGCGTAAAATCTGCTCTTGGTCGACTTTGATTTAGAAGTGCTGAAGTTAATTTAGATTGTTCCTGTTCGGTTAAAAGACTCTGATTCAGGGTGTTAAGAATTGATTGAAGCAGAGAAATAGTTTCTGGGGTACTTAATTCTTGATTGTTAGATTCTGTGTCTTTATAAGAAACATTTGAAGATTCTGTCTCCGGTGTATTTACATTATTTGGAACTATGAATTTTGGCTGCTGGACCTCAGGAGTAGCAGAGGCTATGTTAGTAGATGCATTTCTTGATTCTTGCGCTGATGTGGATGGCTGATGTAATATAGCCATATCACTGAAGGTCGGATCTTGCCTAGTTGCTTTAAACACATTTTTTGATGGGTCGAGTTTAACTGGGTCTTGCAGAACTTTAGTCGGATCAAGTTTGATCGGGTCTTGCAGAACTTTAATCGGGTCTTGCAGAACTTTAGCTGGATCAAGTTTGATCGGATCTTGTAGAACTTTGATCGGATCTTGCAGAACTTTAGCTGGGTCAAGTTTGATCGGATCTTGTAGAACTTTGACTGGGTCCTGAAGAACTTTAGCTGGGTCAAGCTTGATCGGATCTTGCAGAACTTTGACTGGGTCCTGCAGAACTTTAGCCGGATCAAGCTTGATCGGATCTTGCAGAACTTTGACTGGGTCTTGCAGAACTTTAGTTTGGTCAAGCTTGATCGGGTCTTGCAGAACTTTGACTGGGTCTTGCAGAACTTTAGTTTGGTCAAGCTTGATCGGGTCTTGCAGAACTTTAGTTTGGTCAAGCTTGATCGGGTCTTGCAGAACTTGTTTTTCTGTTACCGGTGTCTCAACTACATTATTTTTATTTGGCGGGGTAGTTACCGTAGCAGCTTTATTTTCAACAGCACCAGCTAATTGTTTAGCATCTTTGACTAATGACGCAGCATCAGGTAAACTACCATATACGACATTATTAAATGCTGCTGATGATTCCTGAACTTTCTTAGCTGCGTCTTTTGTTTCTTTTTCTGTTTTAATTGCAGAAGCTTTATTCTCTGCAGATATAGTTTTTAATGTCTTATTTTGATCTTCAGACAATTTTTTAACTACAACATTATTCTCTTCTGCAGATGCAGTTAGTCCGTCACGTGTATCATTTAATAATTTTGCAAACTTACTGTCTTTTAGAAATGGAACATTATTAACAACTGCTGCTATACTGCCAACTAATTTCGCCAACAGTGTCTTAGCTGCAAAATTCATAAAGCTGACAAAAATATCAAAGCCATTTTGTATAGGCTGAATTAGTGCATCGCCAAAAAAGAATTTAAGGCCATCTATAAAAAACTGTGGAATCGCAGCAAGACTTGCAGTTATTATGCCGCCAACACCATTCCAAAATCCGCCAGATGGATTAAGCGCAGTTGTGAATTCCTGCGTAAACAGTTCTACACCTGCACTAATCAGCGTTCCTATTAAAGGAAGGCTCTTCAGCATGGGCAAAACAGCTGATAACTTTGAAAGTCCGGGTATGCTTCCGACTATTGAAGATATCACATTTCCGACGCCACGTAATTTAGATCCAGCGCTAACAAAAGTTTCTGTTAATTTGCCAAAAATACTAGACACGCCACCAATAGCTGAACCTATTTTGGGACCGACCCCAGTTATTAACAGTCGTAAAGTTTCTAATGGACCAACAAGCGCACTAGATAATTTCAAAGAATTAAAAAACTTTCTAGCATATTCCCCAGTTGCAACTAGCCCGCTCATAGATTTAGCGCCAAAATCCATGATGGTCTTGGTTGCTGTACCTGCTATGTTAACTGCGCCTTGGAAAAAACCAGTAGCCATCGTACCTGCTTTTGCAGCTGCTGATGCACCTCCACTTACGGCCCCGCCGCTCGGACCTCCTCTAAATGGAAGGCTTAGCAACTTTAATATAGGACCTTTTGTGAATGCTGCTAAAAGTCCGGCACCAATTGCGCTGGCAATTAATGGAATAGGACTTTCCATTACACCTTTATACGCATCAGCAAATTGTCCAACTGCCTTACCAAAGGCAGACACATTTTGTCCAAAGTCAGCATTAGCTTGTTCAGGGGACACTGCTTTAGATTCCTGCTGTAATGTTGCAGTTCGCGCTGCAGCCATTGCCTGCCCCGTTGCTGTTCCTGACAGTGTTTTTTCCAGCATGTCAATGCTGTTTTCGAAACCAAAATTGCCTTGTTGTTGCGATTCCCTCCGTCTAACGTCAGTGCGTTGTGTCAATTCTCCTGTTAGCTTAATTTTTTCTTCTTCTTCAGACGCAGATCTAGCTGCGCCCTTAAGCTCAAGTTGCGCCAACCGCTGCGCCCCAGCACCCATTCCAACTAAAGCTCCAAGCTGTCTAATTCTCCCAGCCTGTTCCCATCTAGATTCAGCACTCGATCCACGTGCCGCTAATATGGCGTCTTTTAACTTCCCAGCAGCCTCTGTCGTTAATCCCATTCGCTGACCCATCGTGGTCATTTGGACTAATTGTGCCTGTCTTGCTGATCGCTCAATTGGAGTTAAACTGTTCAACTCCCGCTGCGCTTGTTCATTTTCTGCCAATGATTTGACCAATTGGCCAAATTCCTCAGCTGTCATGTTTGTAGTTTTACGAAGCTTCTCAAATACAGAAACCTGACTAGAAATAGTGCCGGATATCTTATCAAAAGACACGCCCATCATCACATTACTATTTGCTAATATAGCTTGAAGCTCTCTAGCTTCGCTCCCAAATACTCCAAGTGATGCAAGCTGTGAATCTGCTCCGGAAATTAATTGGTTGAATTGTTCTAAGTTGCCAGATCTTGCGGCTGCGGCATTGTTTTCCTTAATTATCCTAAGATAATCTTTAAGCCCCATACCAGAAAGTAAAGCATTTTTGTAGACCGTCCACAAACTACCTGACGTGCCCATACCAACTCTAGCTAATTGCATAAAGTCAGTTCCTACGCGCTTAAGAACTTCTAGCAACTTCATAGATTGCTCGCCTAGCATCGCTAAGCCAAATTTAAGCAATCCAGATTGTCTAGTTACATGGTCTAATGATTCAGCACTTGATTGAGCTGAATTGGCAACTTGCTTTGAAGCTTTAATTTCAGATTTTTTATCAACTGGTTCACTTTTTGGCCCAAACAAACTAGCAAACATTTGTTGTAGAGTGTTGCCTTCATTTTGTTTTTCAGCCTTAACTTCTACTTTGTCGCACGCGCAATCTGCTATTTTTTCTAATAATGAAGTAGCCTTTGCAAAACTGTTAGCTAAAGCATTATTGGAAGCTAAAAGAGCATTAAACCCCTTATCTAGGTTTGATGTATCAGGCGCATTTACATTAACTGTTTGAGCAGTATCAGTGCTTTTAGCATTTAATATAGACGCAATTTGCCCACCTAAGTTACTAACAGCTTTAGTATTTTTTATTATTTCGGCATTAAGTGGTCCAGGCGCAACATTATCCGCTGTCTCTTGGGATTTAATACTGGCGAGTTGATTACTAAATGCTGCAAATGAACTACGAGTTTTAATGACCTCGCTGTTCAAAATACTCATCGACCCACTTAATCCATAAGTTGTTTCGCTTAAACTTTTCTGTGCACTAGCAACAGCCTTAAAAGTAGGAACTGCATCTGCTATTTCATCAGATAATTCTACAGTCGCGTCAATTAGATCATCAATTGAGTCTGTTGCAGATTCAAAAGATTGTGATATGTTTTTTGATGCTGATGCTATATCATCTGCTGAATCTTTAATGCTATCAGCAGCACGTTTTGTAGTTTTAGACAGATTTTTTAGAGATTCATTAGCTAACGAATTAGCTTTATTTGCATCTACGCTATCTTTTTTAGCCTTCCTTGCAGATTCAGCTGCAGCGCGTGCCGCAGAAGTCGCATTTCCAGCAGCCCCAGGCAAAGCTCTATTTGAAGACAAGGTCGTAGTCGACTTCAACAGCTTTTCTATACTTTGGAGTGTTTTGAGAATTTCTGTATCCATAGGATGATCTGGTTTTAGTTGCAAATTGCTAAGGCTAAATAGATGATATGGCCTCTTGTAGCTCTATTTAGAGTGAATGGCCCAATTTAAAATTAAAGAAAGCGATCAAAAATGGCAGACCGAGTTAATCCACTTCTCTCCAAGGTACGTCTACCTGGTAGAATATTCCAGCTTCCTTCGCGTGGGGCACTCTATTCAAATGACGAATTGGACTCATCCGTGCGAGATGGTGAACTTCATGTTCACCCTATGACAGCGTTGACTGAAATCAACCTAAAAAATCCCGATTTGCTTTTTACTGGCACTGCGCTAGAATCAGTAGTTGCTGAGTGCGTGCCCAGCATTAAGAAACCGCTTGAATTGTTTGGTCGAGATGTAGACGCCCTCTTATTCTTCCTGCGTCTTACCACATACGGTAAAGAATATCGAATCGAGGTCAAGCATGATTGTGCTGATGCGAAGCAACACTCTTATGTGGTGGACCTTGAAAAACTAGCTGCAGAAATGAAGCTATTGGATCCCACATTGATTGAACAAAAACGTTCCGTTAAACTCGATAACGGCTTTACCGTTTACACTCGCCCCATGCGCTTTTCAGATGTTGTGAAATTATTCCATGCCAGCGAAGGCAAGAAAGAGCTCACTGCAGATGACATCAAGCAGATTGCTATGGGGAATTTGCTCTCTATGATAGAGCGAGTAGATGATGTGTCTGACCCAGCGTTCATTGAAGAATGGCTGCGGGGGTTGACTACACCAATGATTAATAAAATCACTACTGCAGGCGCTAGCCTTAACGACTGGGGTCCAGACCAGATTGTTACTTTGAAATGCCGCGATTGTGGTACGGAATTCAGGGTAGAATTACCGCTGAACCCCGTAAGTTTTTTCTCCGAATGATCTCTAGTGGTGATCGCACTGGGATCGTAGCAACTATAGATCGTCTACAATTGGAAGCAAAATCTTTGCTTCAATCTGCTATTGAGATTTCATATTACTCAAGGGGCGCAATACCTTATGAAACGGTATTAAACATGTCAGCCATTGAGAGAGACTTAGCCGTTGAGTTCTTGCAGAAGAGGCTCAAAGAGGCCCAAAAGAATCCGTTTGGAGGCTTTTAAGTCTCATTTTTAAAAGTCCCAGGGCCTCACCTGAGTGTCCTGGGCTATCTTCTAAGATGCAGTCAATCTAAGTTGTAGAGATTCCATCATGTTGGGAATATCGACCAGATATTGATCAGGAATTCCGTCGATTCCATCATGCACCATTAGACCATGTCTATCACACTTTTCCCATATTGCATACCGTGCTTCGCGCTCCCACTCAAAGTAGCTTTTGAATACTTTTTTCTGGTTTGCCCGATTAGGATTATTTTTAAGTAGCGCAAGACACGCAATCTTTTTTGCAGCGGCAAATTGGCGAGATATAGAATGCAGCTTGTTTCCAACATTTGACATATTGGGATTTTGCACTTTAGCTAAAAGCTCTAGTGTAATTAATGCAGCTTCTGAATGAGATGGGGAATCTAGTAATGATGCAGTTATCTTCGATCCATTGGCAATAGCCATAAGAAGCTTTTTCAACAATCGCTTTGATGATTCTTCGTACTGCACACCAAGAACTTCCTCGCAGAGCTCTTTTCTAAATTTTTCCTTTTCATCAAGCAGTCGATAGAGATCAGGGATGATTGATGTTCCTTTATCTTCAGGAAAAGCTTTCTGTACAGTGTTAAGCAAAAATTGAACATAGGCGGTATCTAAATCGATGCCTCGACCAAATAGTTGTTCCCTAAGCCAAGAGGGCCAAGTTTCGATTGCTGAAATAGGCCAAATACTAGTGTCGCGTTGAAGTAATTTACCGCTTCGCTGGAAAATAAATTCAATTTTGGTATGTTGTCTCTCAAGTATCCACTGAACTTGAGGCCAAAGATAATACTGACTGCTGGCTTTTAGCTGATCCTCTATTTCACTTGGTGAAATATCGTTTTGCACATACACAAATGATGAAGTTCCATCCTCTGGTTTTTGTCCAGGATTGTGCTTAATTTGTGGAAGTGTATCATCAAGTACTACTGCTTCGTGCCATGTCAACCTTTTCGGGACTAGTCGCGTAACTTGATTATCTTTATCACTTAGACAATACCCAAGTTGAGTTATGTTAAAGAAATGATCAATCACACGTCGATATTCCCGATCTATGTTACGAAGATCAGTCAATCGCAAATCTGTATAATTGAATCCAGCAGGACTTTTGCACGCACTGCTATGAAGATTAGCAACCCACAGTATCAATGACTGACGAGCTGCTATCTTAGATGCGTGGAGTCGATGAAGGTCGGGCCAAAAGTTTCTCCAGTGTAATGGATGATGCTCTTCTAGATCCCGATTAAGCTGCAGTTGATATGGACGAGTCACGTTACACAATAGAATGTTAATGTTCTATTGTAACTCGATGTTAAACCTGAGTAATCCAAAAGTCTTTGTGTTCTAGGACATCTTCCAGAACACCGACGTTTATGTCTGCACCGTCTGGTCGGGTCAATGTCATCTTGCGTGTATTCCCTGGAAGGCTTCCCGTAGTAGCAACATAGATTTTAGTATGGTTCCACTTAAAAATCAATATTGGGGTTCTATCGATTTTCTTAGCATCTTCCTCAGATTCCTTCATCCACCTGTACACTAAGGCGTTATCAGTCATGAGCGCTGCAAAGTGATCCTGCGTAGCATAGAACTTGCATTCGCAGGAAACATTAAACTTTACGTTGGTTTGTTTTTCATTGACGGGAACAACATCACCAACGAAGATTTTAAGCGCGTCTTCACCAAACATTTGACCAATGGTAGCAAAGTTCTTGCCACCAACTCTTGCTCCACTCCCGGGTGTGCGAATGAAGTTAAGTGGAGCAAGAGATTTTGATAGCAGCTTTGCTACTGTTAGTTCAAAGCCATTTCCCTTTTGTTTAGAATTTTTTCTCTTTTTTGGCTTTTCGATAGGATCAGTCATTAGTTGCTTAGTGAAGATTAAAACGATGTCTATTGCAATTTAGCAATTTCTGGAAATCAAATTTTCCTACGTGGAACTGATTCAAATTGTCCACGTGGTTCAACAGCAAAAACATAATCTCGTCCGTCAACAGAGCGAGTCAAATAATCACCCTTTTTGATTCGCAATGTGAGACCATCGCCAAGATCAAGATCTGCGGGGTCTTTTGACCATTTGATCGCATCTACAGTTTCCTGCGAATAGTATTCACGAAAACCTTCTGCATCTTCTTTCGAAGTAGATGACACTGGTCTAAAGATTTGATCAAGCTCAGTTTTCGTGTAATCGTCTTGGAACTTCCTCTTTCCATTAGGCTCTACGATGAACACGTCCATCTTTTTTGACTTTTCATTAGCTTTAGCCAAGTATAAGATTGAACTTTCATAGGTTACAATATCTGCCTCGTTCTCACTCCATACGTCTTCTACTGGTTGAAGTTCAACCTGGGCTTCGAACGTCATTCCTTTAGACAGTATATTCTTAACTCGATCTGCTACCTCTGGACGAGGGTGATCTACGTCGTACTTACCACGTTTAACATCGACCTTCTTCGTCATCTGTTTTGGCTTATCCTGAGTATTTTTCTCAGCGCTTTTTGCTTCTAGAAATTGTTTGAATGTAATCTTCATAGTCTTTCAACCTAGTGTTTCTACTATTTAGAGACTCTAGACCTAAATTTGGATCTTCATGATGAAGATTGCGATTTAAAATTGTAACTTGACGTTACAAGGAGTGCGAATGAAAGTAATTTCCATAAGTGGGACACAGGGAGCCGGCAAAACCACCATGCTGGCAGAGTTGAAAAAACGTGGTTGGCAAGTTGATGATTACAAAGTGTCACGAGATGTTCAAAAGTCTCTAGGTTGGGATTCTCTTGATAGAGTACTAGACTCAGTAGATGCAATGCTTGAGTTTCAAACTACAGTATGGGAGAAGAAATTCACCCATGATAAAGAACTAGCAGCATCTGGAAGCGAAGATGATATTGTGCTAGTAGAGCGATCTTTTGCAGACATTTTTTCGTACACTAAGCTGTGGTGTGATAAGCATGTCGGAATGTCTGAAGAGCAAAAGAAATGGTTTATCACTGATTATGCTCCAGTGTGCAAGCTTAGTCAGGTCATTTATTCTGGCGTAGTCTATGTTCCATTGATGAAACACATTAAATGGACTAATGACCCAAATAGAGCATCGCTTGAAGATGCTGAGGCATTCAATAATCATGCAACGTCATTCATACACGACATGCCCGTTGAAATCCCGCGCAGGTTTATTACGATGAAGTCGGTAAAAGCGCGTGCTAATCAAGTTGAAGAATTTTTAAACACCATTAAGGAAAATAGTGATGGCGAAAACCGTTAAACCGAAGTTCATTCTGTGTATCGACTGGGAAACATCCGGTACCACATGGACAACTCATGAGCAGACCTTTAAACAGTTCCAGGGTATTTCATTTGGCGCTGTTATTGCTGATGCTGAAACTTTTGAACCGGTAGAGACTCTGTATCAAATTGTTAAATTTGATGACAAATACACGTGGTCTGCAGAAGCTGAAGCTATTCATGGAATTAGCCGCGAATTCTTGGCAGAAAATGGTGTTGAGCGGGAAGAAGCTGCCCTCGCTCTTGCTGAGTTGATTATCAAGTATTTTGGCATTGGAACAAAGGTTATGTTTGCTGGTCATAACACGTGGTTCGACATTCATGCAACTAAGCAACTGCTTGAAGAATTTGGTGTGATGCCAGAAATACATCATGTTGTACTTGATAGCGCACCAACGGCATTCGTGGCTATTAACGAATACAAATCTGATGTAGTGTTTGACCTGCTTGGTGGCATTGTGAGGAAGCAACATAACGCGCTTGAAGACGCATTGTTGTCCCTGTCTGTTCTTAGGAACATTAACAAATTCTTTGCAACTGGGCTAGCAGCATCATGAGTGATCCCAAGCATTACGTGATGCAAGACATTGAAGTCAAAAAGACTGGACGAGTTGCAATTAGGAATGTGGGTCAAGGTAAGCAACCACAACAACTCGTTGAAGTCACGCCAGCTGATGAAAATGAGGGCAGCTGGAAAAAGTGGGTTGCTGAAGCGACGCTGTTTTTGATCATAGATCCTAACGTTAAATAGTAGATTGCTATTTTAGGATTATCTCTGTGAAGAACTACGCTAAACTCAAGTGCACCAATTGCGCACGAATAATCGATCAATTGGTCGATACATCTCATTATGTTCCCAATAAGTGCATCATTACACTCGGATGTGAGGGACGTTTAGAGATACAAGGATATACCGATAATGGCAGAACTATCCTAGGAGTTCCTGAATCAGGTGTGACTAATTGGGTACAGCGTGGTTCTTCAATTTCAGATATTGCGGCGGCGAATGTTCAAGAATTTGTCAGCTTGTCTAATGGGATCAAGCAACAGCTTGTTGTCGCTATTAAAAGAGATGGCACAACAATTGAGCAAAATGCGTCATTGACTGTAAATTTAGTTTCGGAAAATGCTTCTCCCAAAGATTATAGGAAATACACCTTTCGAAAATTTACGCCAATTTCAATATTGAACGGGTTTGAAGATACTGCAGAGAAGAAGATTCTTCGATACAATATCACTGGCTCAACTCCTGATGCAATTGACGTGTATGTAGACGGTGTCAAACGGGTTAGAGGGAATGGTGCATTAGAATATGTATTGAGTGATGGTGTTAACTCAGTACCGCCCAATAGCATATCATTTAATACTCCTATTTCAGGCAATCCCGTTCAAATCGATGTGGTTGTTACTCAACCTACTATAGAAACTCAAGTAGTACTGCCATTCTTAAAAATGCGAAATGACGACTCTAGAGCAGGGTTCGGCACATGGGAGGGAGTATCTTTCGTGAAGACATTCCCTGAAGCTGTTTGGGATTTGTTTTACTGCGACCTTGACGAAGTTGTCAACCTCCCATTAAACGTAAAGTTGCGCATCAATGGAAATGCACCAGCAGTTTTATCTAACGGCTCAATCAAAACAATCAGCTCTAGTAATGCTGCGTTTTTGATGTCCACATCTTTATTGTTCACTAAGGTAGATCGAGTCAAAAGCGTGTGGATCCCATTCTTTACGCTAGTAGCAAGTAACAACTATTTTACAATTGACGTAACAGATACAAATGTGAAAGAGCTAACAGCAACAAAAGAGTCCGTTCGAGATATATTTCCACTTCTTGAAGTCTCTTCTTTTGTTGCTGAACCTATTCTTACATCAAACTTATCTGGAAATAGTTCCTCAATTAAACCAACCTCAAGTTTTGTGATAGGTCCAAACGCGTGATTACTCCTCCGCCAGATACGAAATGCAATGCCATTTACAGTTTTAAGAAAGATGCAAGTCAAACCTTTTTGAAAACAATACTTGGAGCTTCGGCTCAAGACATCGTGTTTTGTTGGGTTTATGTTGATGACTATGCGACAGATTTTGAGGCAGTAGCTGACATCAAGACGGCTATTGATTCCCTGTCAAATGAACTGCCTGTTGTTACAACCCCGCAGATTGTGTTTAACCCGATTTATTTGCCACATGGTGAAATCGAAGAAGATCAATATGCCGTTAATGAAGACGGATTGGTGTCGGAAATCTGCGGATTTAAAAGTCCATTCACTTTCATGCGTCATGAGTTGGTCCTAGGCGATGAAGTTTTGGCTACCGGAAAAGTCACGTATGAGCTATTCAATCTTCCATCAATTGAAGAAATCCTGAAGGCAGATCATGTTTCCCTCAACTGATAGTTACCAATTCGCCGTTAGTTTAAAGCTCGAAAACATTCGGGATGCAGACATCAAACTAGGCTTAGCGAAATCACCACACAGCATCCTCATGACATCTAGAAAATTTGAATTTCTAGATGAAGCAATCGCTTCCTGTGATAGTACAATTTCATCAGTGTGCGATTACGTAAATGCGCATTTTGAAAAAACTCGTTATCGAGTTGTGGCAGAAATCAACCCAGAAATTTCCGAGTTGGAAACATTCTCTATCGATTGGGAAGAGAATG